GGCAGCACATCAGCCTTAAAGCTAACAATCCCATCTGCAATGTCTTGCCAGTACGTCACTTTGTCCCGCATAAAGTGTTCAATGTAAGCCTGGTCACCACCCGCCGTGTACATCTGTAAATCTGCAAACTTGTCGTACAAATCAACAGGTTTCGACCAATACATCATGCTCGACTGCATCGCTTTTGGGTTGTACTGACCCCTGTAAACGTCACGCATAATTACAAAATCGTGTTGCTTTGCCGCCTCGATCATTGCCGTACAGTCACCAGTCAACACCGTGTCAAGATCGAAGTACAGCGCACTTGGTAGCCTGAACAACTCCATCTTTGCCCACCAACCAACCCAATCGTGCATCAAAGGGATGGTTTTGCACTCTAGCTCAACGTCCGACAGACACACGAACTCATGCGGTGGCAGATACTTAGCGCACATCTTTTGCAACGCATAAACGTGAGCCGGCTTGAAATCACCGCCTGACCGCAATACGCTTGCTACAATCATGCGCTAAAGATGCCAATGGCTAACACTTCCACGCCTGCGCCTGTCGTGATTCTCCACGATCCAAACTTAGAAATAGAGCCTATCTCAATGTTGTAAGTGTTAATACCTGTGCCGCACAATGCTGGCAAAACGGTATGTGAAACGCCTGCACCGTCAAACAAAACAACGTTGCCCGTGGCAGATGTTGACACGGTACAAATTAAACGGGCTAAGTAATCACCAACTGCACCTGTACCGCCTAACACTTGAGCCGTTTGGCTTGCTGCAACGTGTTCGTATTGATACTCATAAGGATGTTGTACGCCGCTCATAATCTTCTACTCCGGTTAGTGGTGTGGGTTGCCCACATATCGTTCAATGTAACTGTGTTCTCTGGCCCAACTATCAGCGGCTTGACAACATCTGGCTGCTTAACCTTTGGCTCTAGCCTCCAAGCAATTGCCAACATTCGGAACGCATCTGCTGGGTGGCTTGTCCAATCATGCCTGGGCGTTTGCCTAAATGCCTTCTTGTCCTCGTCATATTCCCGCTGATATTGCCGTAAAGCCTCTAGCCCGTCATGCGTTCGTTCGCTATCAAACCAACATTGCGGCAACATCTGCCTAACCGCCTGAATCCCGTCTTGCACCGACAAGTCAGGCACAATTGCCATGTTGTTGATGCCTAGATACTCACTCAATTGCTCGATAACTGACTTACCCGCTGCTGCTAGAGTTTTTGCCCTTGCATCGTGCGGTAGGTAATGTTTTGCGTATTTATACGGCTTTTCTACGACTATTTTAGCTATTTCTGCAATGTTTGCACCACTTATTGCAAAATAATCAATGATGTGGATTTCGTTACGCATGACCTGATACCACCAAATAGCCGTGTCATCTCGATAGCCCAAATCCCAACTAGTGTAAGTCGGTAGGTGCGGATCGTAATCAACACGCCTAACTTGACCGGCATCTGTGATCTTGCGTATGTCCTCGCCATAAAAAGCGCCAAGGATAGCCGCCTCAAACGAACACTCGTACTCTTGTAGGAACTGGTCATCACTGATTTGTGCGGCAGCTGCCCGTAGCTCTGTGTCAGGTAACAGTCCAGATTCACTAGCCTTTAAAACAAGGTGAAACCACTCGTCAGGCGTTTTTCTAGCTGTTTCGTATATTTGCCAAAACTGGTTCTTACCCTTTGGCGTACCGGCGAACACAGCCCAACCTTGCTTGTCTGACAATGTAGGTCGAATGACGTTACCCCACACGCTAGGTCTGAAGTCACCATATTCATCCATGAACACACCATCAAATCCTAACCCCCGCATTGCGTCAGCATTATCAGCACCAAACAAGCGTATCTTACCGCCAGTTATAAGCTCAATGGTTAACTCGGCCTCATTGCTTGATGCAAGTACAGGCGCAGCAAAGTGTTTGAGATAATCCCAAGCCACAGACTTAGCCTGGCTGCGGAATGGCGCAATGTAAGCAAATAGTGGGTTTGTGCTTTTGCACATGAGTGCAGCCCGAACAATATCGTTGATGGCTGCGACTGTCTTGCCTGCTCGTCGGTGTGCAACTAAGCAAGCCCATCGTTCGGTGCGGTTGTGGAATGGCTTGAAAGCACCCCTTGGAGAGTAGGGCAGCGTTACTTCCCGTCTTGCCACTTGACCACCATTTCAATCGGGCCATTGTCAGCCCCAACGTGTTCCTGTCTGGCTAACTTGGGAACATGGTATTCAGCCACAGCCATAAAACAGTCAAACGCTGTTTTTGGGCCATGTCGTTCGTCCAAAGCAATTGATTCTAGCCACCCTTGTAAAAGGTATGCATTACCATCAACAAACGCTGCAATTGCCTCTCTAGCCTTTGCTGTTGACTTGTTAGGTGTGCCAGGCGCTCTACCGCCAACCCTCTTTCTACTTTTAGCTACTTTAGCTTGTTCCATATCTTTTCTCAATGGTCTTAGATTTAAGATTGGTTGAGTTTAGCTTACTTATTACGTTCGCTGATATTCTTGGCTTTTGACCTTGCATCTTCTTTGCTTGATGCACCCCATGCTTTTAAGGCTAAGGCTAGTCTGGTCGGTTTCCCGTCCTTTTCCATTGGCCCTGGCATATTACCCATTCGTGCTAAGAAACTGGCTCTGCGTGGGTTATCGCCTGACTTGACTGGTGGTTTGAGGTTCATGCCCTCTGCTTTGGCACTCGCTCGACCCTTGGCATTTAGACCGCCAGCAGGGTTCTTTCCCTCTTTGCGTTGCCAAGCCGCTGTCATTTCTTGGTGTCCTTGGCAGTCTTGGCTGATTCTTTGAAGTCTTTAGCCGTAGGTGCGCCTGGATCGCCTGGCTTTCTCATCTTCTCACCGCTGCCTGCTTTAATGCGTTCTTGTTTTGCAAGAATTGCCGCATATAGTCCTGGCTTACTCATTTGAACGCCTTTAGCTTATAAAGGGTTGAGTCAATCAAGTCGGCAATCTCGTCCACAATGTTCTGTAATTCTGAATCTTTGGGCAGTTCGTCACGAATGTCTTTAACAAACGCTTTTACGCCTGTGATGTATTTGACGGGATCGGTGGCTAAATGAAAGTCTTTAGGGTAACTCTTGATGATTGAGTAAGCGCCTTGATAAGCCTCTGCCCATTTGTCTGTCAAATCAACAATGCCATCGTAATACTCAGCCAGCGCAACGTGCTTTGCGTAGCTATCGGTCATTAGATGTTGAAAGTGTGCGTTTGTCCCGCTGTGGAACAAAGTAGACACGAAAACGGCAGGATAATCCATAGTGGCCTCACAAGGTAGCTATAACAATTGTACAACCGCCGCCTGATTTAATCGACCCCCTTGCAATCTCTATTTTGTCAAACTGTCCGTCATCGTCAAACACGCCGGCATCTTGCAAAGCGTCAAATAAGCCTTTTAGCCTATTGTCTAAGTCAATGCTGCGCTTATCCCTTGGGAAGATAGTAATGATTGCCATAAGCCTGTTTGAACCAAAATTAGGCACTTTGTTAACCGTAACGTACTCTTGCACCGCTAATTTGTAATCCCTGCCGCCTTGACTAAGTATTGTTCTGCCCCTAAAGTTGCGCCAATAAGTGTTCATTGATGGCGGTAGCGGCAATTGCAGGGTAGCAATCATATAAGTGAGTGTTGCAATTGTTCCGGCACAAAAAAATTCCATCGGGCCGGTGCATTGTGCGACTCAATTCTAGCTTTCATCACTTGCGCCCTGACTTCTTTGCTTGGTGGCATATAGTTACCCTTCCAAGATTGATCTATGCCGATATTCCTGCCAATGTTTGTGCTGTCAGCTGACGCAAACGGTAGCTTTGTGAATATTTCAGGGTTCAACATCCGCAAACCGTGCAACTTTACTAGCGGTTGACCGTCATCATTGCAAATTACCCGCATTGCTTGGGCAATACGTTGCCACCATTGTTGTGTGCCGATTGTGGCGTAATTGCCGCTACTTCCCAAACAAACCCTTGGATAATCATTTGCTAACCGTTCTAACCGATCAAATGATTCATGCATATGCCAAACTGGTGCGCCAAACCACTTAGGCAATGACCATTCGGCTAATAATGCATCGTTGTCGGCCTCGTTCCCGTCAATTACATCAGGAATCACCGCAAAGTCACAGGACGGAACGAGTTTAGCTTTTGCTGCCCATTCGTAGTAACCCGACCAATTCAGTATCGGCTTGCCTTTCTTCCATGCGCTAAATGCCCCATTGTCTACGGCAAAACTTTGACAAACCTCAATAGCAATTGGCAGTTGTTCAGGATGGGCATAACTAATAAAGGCATGACCTGTTGTGATTGCAAGGGCCGCCGCAGTACTAGGTGTAATCGGCAGACCATGATAATGAATCATTCAACACCTTGATAAATTACGCCAAATCCTAATGATGGTCGTTCAACTTTTACACCGACCAATGGGAAATGCTCTAGCTCGTTCCAAATAAATTTAGCAATGTTTTCGCTAGTTGGTACTTTAATAAAATCGTTTAAGTATTTATGGTCAAGCAAATCTTTAACAATTAAAATTTCATCTGTAACTTCAGCCTCACGAATTACATAATCGTCTGAATTTTCACCCCAAATGCAAACTTCAACATGGTAAGTATGACCATGAACCTGTGGATAATCCGGCAATGTGTGAGCGGCTTCAAAAGTAAATTGTTTAAATAATTTCATAACAATGCCTCAAATTGATTTAATAAATCTTCTTCTGTAACCCCATACTTTTGAGCAAACGCCTTTTTGCCCAATCCATGTACCCCATCATTGCCGGTATGATGATTTGGGCATAACGGTATAACCGGCGCATTTTCACGTTTCATTCCTAATCGTCGTATGTGATGGATGTGGGCTGGTGTTTCCCCATATCCCAAGTGTCGGCACAACGAGCATCCAAGCTCTGCAAGTTTTTCAAAGTGTTTGCGTTGTACTTTGTTCAACTTGAGCCTCCGACCATTCTTGCAGATCAACAACAACAATTTGCATATCCACGGCAATATCAGCAGATGCGTTGTATTGGCCTTTTAAAATTGCGTTTTGATATTGGTGCATCAATTTTTTAAGTTTAATAAGGCTTTCAGAATAATCTTTCATTTTGTTATTTTCTCAATTTGTCGGTTACTGGCTTGCTCGGTACGCCAGGCATCAAATCGCATCTGTGCGCTTGTCATGCGCCATTTAAGTAGCTCGGCCTGCTCGGTTGCTGCCCCAATTGCGTCACAATGGGTTTGATATTTTGGGTTAGCGTAAGCCTCTCGCTCTTGACCTCCAATGCTAGTTTCGCCTGATTCTTTCATCAGGATGGCTTTTAGGCTTGACTTGAACGCCTCCAGTTGCGCCAGTTCGCCTTTTGCTTTGGCATATGCCGGCGCATTGTCCCAAATGTATTCAATCGCTGGGTGTGGGCTGTAATCACTCATTTAAGTAACTCCCATGCAGTTGCTGCACATAAAGGGACTTGTCCATTTCCAATGGCTTTAAGTCTGTCCACCCTAGCGGGAATCCCATTAGCCACTCTGAGAACATTGGGTTCGGTACTCCACCAAGACAATCGGCTAGATTGTGATTTGTGCCGTGCCTTACTCGAAAACCTGACCCGCTCATTCCTTTGTAATCCCGTGTTGTTGGCGTTACATACTGCCCTAATCCAAATCCTCTCTCTGAGATGGTTTGCACCAACGTCGGCAGCTGATACAACGCCCCATTTTGCATCAAACCCCATTTTGGAAAGGTCTGCAAGGACAACTCCAAGTCCTCTAGAAGTGAGGATTGGGCTGTTTTCCACAAAGACGTATTGGGGTCTAACCTCGCCAATGATCCTTGCCATGTGTTTCCACATTGAGGATTTTGGGCCTTCAATTCCTCCCCCACTTCCTGACGCTGAAATGTCTTGGCAGGGAAACCCGCCAGATACAACGTCAACAATTCCTCTCCACGGGTTTCCGTTAAAGGTTTGACAATCATCCCAAATCGGGAAAGGCGGGAGAATTTTGTCATTTTGTCTGGCGCACAATACGCTACTTGGGTACTGTTCCCACTCAACGGCACAGACGGTTCGCCATCCAAGCAAGTGTCCTCCAAGTATTCCTCCACCAGCGCCTGCGAAAAGAGCCAACTCATTCACTTAGCCCCCTTTCGTTAATATCGTAAAACCAATCGTCACCAACTGACCATTTGCGTGAGCCGTCTACAGTCCAAATGTGGCGTGATGCCTGAAAGTCAGGAAAGTCTGTTTTTGCCGGTATCAGCGACTGGTCGTACCAAAGGCATCGGTTGTTAGGCTGCGCTGCAAATTGCCCATTATCTAGCCGGATAAAATTAAAACTTTTGTGTTCTTCAGCGACTTCAGTAAATCCTGTATCTACATCCATACCGTCGGCACAAAAATCTACAGTAAACAGGTATTCACCAAAATGCCATTCTTTGTCTTTACCTAAGAATTTAACGCTTAAATTACGCAAACCAATCTTTTCGTGGACTGTAAATCTATATCCCATGCAATCCCACAACTGCAAAACGTCAAATTCCAAATTTCCATGATTTTTAGTCCACACATAAGCCTGAATAGGCAATTTATCGTACAAAGCGCCGTACCGTGGCAACAGGCTTTCAATGCGGAACACTTGCCCGCGGATTGCTTTAATGCTTACCCAAATGCAAGGATCAAGCTCACCGTGGCCTTTCTCAAAATTGTACAAATATTCACGCCGCACAAAGCATTTAATGGGCGGTAAGTTGCCGATTATGTAACTCATAATTCATACACCCATCTAATTTTGTCTGATTTTGATTGAATGGCGTTACGCTCACGATTTCCCGTAGTCCATTCTTGAAACTTGCTAACAGTGTCTTTTTTCCAGTTTGCTGCTGCATATATTGTGCCACTGTGTACTTCTGTATCCTGATAAGAAACCAACCTGGTTACATCTGGAAATTGTTTTTTAATCTGTTTAATCATTTTGGCAATCATCCAAGTTGCCGTAAATCGTGGCGCATCGTTTGCAATTGCAAGCCTACGCAACTCAAGCCAAACGTAATCTTTACTCATACGGTTTGCTGCTACTGGGTCTGTCCACATTGCTACGGCAAAACAATGATCTTCGTATTCAGCACCAAAAAATATTTTATGTGCGTTTCTTACCATGTTTGAATGTGATGTAACAGGCAAACGACTGTGCCATTGAGCGTTTTTTTCCATAGCGTAATCAACACCAACAATTCGCAAATTCATATTTTTAGCGGATTGCGGAATTACCCGTTCCTCTAAAAATAAATCTAAATTCATATCAAATCCATTTGCTTTGGCATTACTTTCCATTCCCGTTCGGATCGGCCTGATTTACTTTGAACGTTGCGACCAGTTAGCAGGATTTCATGATTGCGTTCTAATTCACTAAGTCGCCTGGCAACTTGATTGCCATCAAGTCCTGTAATCGAGGCTATACCGTCTTTTCCCATTGCCCCATACTTGCATAAGGCTTGGATAATGATCGTGGCGTGTTGAGCCGCTAGAGCCTTTGCAGAGTCAGCAGCAGCCCAACTAGTAGCGGGGTCGGTGTTACGAGCGACTTGGTTCATGTCATCAACACCGATAAGAGTGGAAAGAAACCAAACACCATTGCCAACATCAACAAGCCAACCACCCAAGCAATTGGCGGTATGCGTTCGTCAGCTGCCGTGTAGCGTGTTTGGCAACGCATTGTGCGAGTGGTGCGACCTGTCCAGTTTGAATCGCCAAGGTCAGTCAGAAAAGGCCAGTTGTGCTTATTCATCGCTGCCATCCTCCTCGTTAGCTGTTACGGTTTCAATGTGGTTAACGTCAATGAAGTGTGTGTACATTGGCACAGCGCAACACAATACGTCATCAGCATCAATTTTGATGTACGGTTCGCCATTACTGTCTGTTTTTACGCCATCTGCAAATTGATCCATAAGCTCTGCAATCTTTTTGTCGGTAAGCTCACGGCTTAATTCACGCATTAATTGGCGCTTGCCTTCGTCTGTTAATTGTATGTATGAGTATTTCATTTATGCAGCCCCTAACAAACGAGCAGCTTCTGACTTTAGTTCTTTGTTGCTGATCTCTGAAAAATCAACACCTTCCATCATTAACTTCATGTGCAAATCAAATGCTTGATCGCAATCAAGTGTTGGAAACCATTTCATCAAGTCTTTTGTTACTTTGTTCATTTTATGTACCTTTTATCGTGGTGTGTTTTTGTTAAGCAAGTTCTTCAGCAGCGGGGATACGAACATATTCGTCAGCATCTTCATCGTAAAACCAGTAAGCGTCCATTTATGTACCTTTTGTCGTGGTTGATGGCGTTGTTGCCATGACTAGATATTAAGCTATCTAAATAATAAAAGCATAGGTGTTTACCCTAGTTTTGCAATTATTTTTAATTTATTGGGGTTTTTACAACAAGGTGCGGGTACTCGCTGAACAAGGAGTGTGAGGGACACGGCTTTCCCCGCAATTTATTATAGGTTGTTTTTACGCTTGTAGAACGCTAATAGATACTGAAAGCAATCCCAAGCAGAGGCTAAATCATCCTCTGAATGTTCGATCAATTTCACATCACCCTCGGCAGTAAAGAACACATTGGCGCATCTGGCTGTGGGTTTGCCAAGGCCAACACGGTAAGCCGCCAACTGCATGATTTGTTCGTGATACGGCACAACCTTCTCGAGCTTATCTTTGCTTTTAAAGTCAATCACGATGTTCTCAGCAATCAAATCGACTTTGCCGCCAAACCCTTCGTATGCAAACGAACGTTCTGCCTCCCAAGTTTGGTCATGCCCAAAATGGATTCTGATTGCCGCATCAACATTCCAAACATAAGCAGGGTATTCATCTTTATCACCACGATAAAACCGTTCCAACACCCCATGCATCTGTGTGCCACGATCCATAGCGTCACGGCCTGTAGATTTAGAATCGGACATAACCCGTTCTAGCCAGTTTTCTTCTGTTTCGCCAGCAATGCGTGGCAACGTCAGCGCAGCCAGTAACACTTGTTGTTGCAGCCAGTTCGATAAACCAGGCTTGGCAACCAATCCCAAAACCGTAGTTACCGACGGTACTAAATTGAGTTCCCGTGCGTCACGAACCGTTGTGTTGCGTTCTTTACCGTTCTTGCCAATTATTTTGTACGCTGGTGAACCGTCAGCTGCGTACCAATGGCCTGATTCTGAATCTGCTGATTTAATTATCATTTTTGCACCTGTTTATCATCAAGTTCACAATCCAATTCCATTTGCATAGTGTGAATACAAATTTCTAATAAATACGCTTTTGTGACACGCAATCCAGCAGTTTGTAAAAACATTCTAATAATAATTAACAAACTATTTATCATATTATCCATAACTTCAATTGCAAGGTCTTTATCTTCACTATGCGGCGGGTCAATTAACAAATGTTTTTTAATCATTTTTGCACCTGTTTAGCTAATGTTTTAAGCATCTCGATTGCATCCTGTAAGTCTTGCATGGCTCTAGCGTCTAAAACCATGCCTTCGTACCATTGCTGGATGCGCCAACTAATTAAAATTGCCTCCTCAGTCTGCGTCATCAGAACGGCACATCGTCAATCATTTCATCAAGAGGCACAACAATCCCCTCTTTAATTGACCTGTAAGCGTCAGACTTTGGTTTGGCAGGCGCAGCTGGTGCATCTTCAACAGGTCGACCACCAAGCATTTGCATCTGGTCAGCAACCACCTCAGTTGTGTATTGATCCACGCCATCTTTGTTCTGCCACTTGCGAGTAGTCATACGACCCGCTACAAAGACCTGTGAGCCTTTTTTTAGGTAATCGGCACATATTCCTGCCAACTTGCCAAACGTCGTTATTCTGACCCACTCTGTCGTTTCCTTGGTTGCGGTCTTGTAACCCACCGCAATTGAGAAATTACAGATTGCATTAGAGTCAGCGGTGTAACGTACTTCAGGGTCTTTGCCCAAGCGCCCAATAAACTCGCAGCGGTTAAGATCGTTTGCCATTATTGTTGTTCCCAGTTTGCTTTAAATTGATCGTATGCAGCTTTCAGCGGAATCTGTTGCTCTTTCAAGCAAATAGTCCATGCTGCCCTAAATATATCTTTCAAACTTTCGTAACTAACCGCTGATGCCATTTGAGCAATGGTGTTGTCTAGCTCAATGCCTTTTGGTTTCTCAATGACTTTAACTGGCGGTGCTTTGGTTGCTGCATTACCGTCATCATCTTCTGACGCAATGCCAAGCGCAGATTGCAGGCTATAGCGTTTTGCATACGAAATCGCTGAACCGTAGCCTTGGGCATCTTGTTTGCTTGCAGGGATAAACAACGTGCCACAAGACAGCTGCTCACCTGATTCATGGATAAGGACTGTTTCGACTGCCACGCCACCGTCTGCCGTATGCAACATCTGCACAAAGGCTAAACCGTTAGCGGACAGAGCAGACCGCACAGCGTCAATGACTGATGCCAAGCTACTGTATGCAGATTTAAAGTGGGGATTTTTACTATCTTTGGCTGCGTGTGACATTGCTGCCTGAGCCGTGACTAATGCTTTTGCTAGTTCTTTCATTTATGCACCTATATGTTGTCCTGGCGGGTATGCCAGTAAGATAGATATTAAGCCAACTAAACAGATTCGTCAAATGATTCTGCAAATAGAAACAGTTATGTTAAGATATCTACATGAATACAACAGAAATCATCAATTGTTTAGGTGGCACGTTTGCCGTAGCAAAGATGTGCCGAGTGTCGCCAGCTGCCGTGAGTCAATGGAAACATAACGGGCTGCCTGGCTATCAACTGGTGTGGATTGCTGCCGAACTTGAAAAGAAATCTGATGGCAAATGGAATCGTAAAATGGTTCGCAACTGGCAACAAATTTGGCCTGAGTTGCATTAGACTGATTAAGCCTTTAGCAAGCAGAAACGTATCAATGATAAGGGTCATGTTTCATCAGGTTAGCTTTAGACCTTGACACACCGGAAAGACGGTGGCAGAATTGAATCGTTATCGTTGCAGATAATTAAGCCGTTTAAATCTATATATTGACCCTTCGGGGTGACATCCTTAAAAAAGATGTTCTGCAACCAATATATAGATTTAAGCGGCTTTTTTGTTGGATGACTGTCAGGGCGCATTAGCTAATAGAGTGACCACTCGTACCCAGAACAGGTCAGTTATACATTTGTTATATAGCTTTATCCCGTGTGACCCGCACGCCCCAGTAGAGAAATCGAACAGGATATAGACAGAGTTTGGAAACAAACTAAAACCATTTACTGTAGGTATTGATCTTTATTGCTTGCAAGGACTGCTAGTAATTTAGGGAATCTACGGGTGGGATGAGCTGCCTGCCATAAACCTAACAAGGTACAGGTCTGTCGTAAAGGATTTATCCTCAACTACTACGGTGGGTGGGTATAAGGGTAGGGGAACTATATTTAAAATAAACAAAGTAAGGGTTATCACCAAGATAAATACCTCTTGTGCATTGTGTTTAGATAGCTTAATGTATCCTTTTAAAGGGAATATATGTCAACAGAACAAAAGATATTGCGGTATTGCATTGAGCCTAAAACAACAACTGATATTGCTGATTACTGTGGCCTTGAAAAGATCAGCATCTACACTCAACTTGCCAAACTTCAGCGCAACAACAAGATCGAGAAACGTGGGGATGGTAGGCGTGGCTCACCTTGTGTTTATGTCACTATTCGACAAGCACCGACTGCTACAGAATCTTCAGATAATTACGAAAACCTCGTTGTTAAACACGCTCACAACCCTTTTGGATTGCGCTTATGAACAAGGCCGACTATATCCATCTGTTTAAAGAGGCTTGCGGTGGTCGCTGCAACGCTGAATACAATCCTTGTGCCTTTCGCCAGGCTGCTGACAATTTAGCTAAATTAAAGCCCACAGGATACATTGGAGACAAAGGTGTGTTGATTAACGACACAACGCATCCACATTTGTATACCGCCCTTTACGCATTAGACAGGACATACGAATGAACCCACTTAGCCCGAAACAAATCCTGAGAAACCTTGAGAATGGGTTTTTTATGACCCATCAAGAACAGACTGAGGCAGCGCAGCTGATACGCCAGTTGCAAGAATCTAACAAAGCATTAATGGAGGGAATGTTGCTAAACGCTGAAACAATTGTCAGGTTGCGTCGAATGATTCAAACAGAAGTTG